AACCGTGATATTGATAATGCTGAACGCCAGATTCCAGGTAAGTTATCCAACTATCCTACAGAAGCTGATGTGTTTGGTTCAGATTCATTATTGCAATGTGCAGATGTGATGATTGCAATGAACAGACCTGCTAAGTATAACATTAGTTCTTATGGACCAAATCAGTACATAATTGAACCTTCTATGGAAAATTACTTAGCATTGCATGTACTAAAGAATCGCTTTGGTAATGTAAGTGTTCAGTGGTATTATGCAAACTACAAAATCATGGGTCTTGAAGAAGTACCTGCACCAAGACAAAAACCTAAAAAAACCACATAATTTAATTTAAAACGCAAACGCAATGAGTAACGCAAATGACAAACCTAAAAGGCACATCTCAGAGATCACTGCCGAGTACAAATCTTTTTGGCAACCGCTATTTAAAGATCTAAACGTTGACAATCCTACTTTTGGTGCAAAACTTTGCTATTTAGGCAAAGAGTTCAGCACTGATGGTACGCGAGAAGCATGTGTAAGATTCTTTCCTAGCGAACTTAGTAGTGGAAATGACTACTATACAGAGCTTTTTGATTGGGATCAGTATTATTTTACACCTAATCACAGGACTTTGTATAAGTTAAAGCACAACCCACACTGGAAAAGTGAACCTGAAAAATATGTTGAGGTTCCATCTGACAAATTACCTACTTCTACTTTTGCTGTAAGGCTAAGTGACTTAGAACTTGTAAACAAGAGTGATGTTACAGCAATTGTACCAAATCTTGGTACTGCTAAGCAAGCACCTGTTGGTGTTTTCAATTCAAACTTGTTTGACAATGTAGCTGATCCTTTTGATGAGCAGTCTTTTGACGAGACTTTTGCAGAAAAAGAAGACAATCACTATACATCATTGACAATACGCGACTTGTATTGCATGATTCAAAATGTGCCAATGTCTAACAAAAAATGGTTAAACCAATTAATCTCTAAAAACAAATAACAAAAATGGCAGAAACAACAAATGAGTTGGTGCTTCCCACAAAAATTGTGAAAGCAACAAACAAGAGTCCAAAGAACATGATCATATTTAGTAAGCCTAAAGTAGGAAAAACTACTTTGCTTGCTCAGTTGGAAAACTGTTTGATCATTGACTTAGAAAATGGTACTGACTACGTAGACGCATTAAAGATTAAAGCAAACAGCGTTGCTGATATTGCTAAGATTGGACAAGCTGTCATCGCTGCAGGTAAACCTTACAAGTACATTGCTGTAGATACTATCACAGCTTTGGAAGAAATGTGCATCCCTTACGCAGAAGAGTTATACTCTAAAAGTGCAATGGGTAAATCTTGGTATACCAAAGGTAAACTTGAGTATGGTTCTATTTTGAACATGCCCAATGGTGCTGGCTATCCTTGGTTACGTCAAGCTTTTGAGAAAATTGTTGACTACATCAAGTCATTAGCTCCACACGTCATCCTTGTAGGTCACATCAAAGACACTCTTCTGGAAAAGAATGGTGCAGAGTTTAATGCGTTAGATCTTGACTTAACAGGAAAGCTTAAGCGTATTACAACTTCAAACTCAGACGCAATTGGTTACTTGTATCGCAAAGGCAATAAGAACATCTTAAGTTTTAAAACAACAGATGAGATTGCTTGTGGTGCTCGTCCTGAACATTTGCGTAATGCTGAAATCACAATTTCAGAAGTAAATGAAGATGGTTCTGTAACAACGTCATGGGACCAAGTATTTGTAGATTAATTTTTAAAACCAAAACAGTAACAAAAACAATTAAAATCAATTATTATGTTTAAATCAAGTAATTTCAATCCAAACGCAGGTAGCAACGTACCTAAAATTATCAACCCAGGAACACACCTTTGTCGTGTAGTAGACATCAAGCTTGATGCACCAGCTTACAAGAAAGAAGCATACTTTATTGTATTGACTCTTGAAGGTCAAGAGCGTGGTGGAGAGTTTGTAGGTTTGCCTATTGACAAGATGAATCCTTCTCTTGGAAACTACAAAGGCCAGATTGGCAATGTACGTTCAGGTCGTTATCCTTTTAGTGATTACACTTATCAAGGAAAAGAAATCACACGTGATGAGCAAATGTTCCGTTGGATTAACAATGTGGCAAAGCAACTTAACGTGTTTGATGCAATGAACGCAGGTGATGGTATCCAAGCTGCAACCATTGAAGAGTACATTGACGCAGTACGCAAGTTTATTGTTCAACCAGAACTATGGGCTATGTTTACTGTTGGTGGTCAAGAATACTTTACTGAAGGTTATGACAGAGCTAACTACCGTTTGTTCTTCCCTAAGCAAGAAGGTAAATTATTCCCTTACTCTGCAATGGAAGACGCTGAAGGTAACTCTGTAAACTTGTTGCCTTACGAAGCTGACAAGCACATCATTGTAAAAGTAGATGAGCCTGCTCAAAGTGTAACTGAATTTGGAGGACAGACAACTACTCCTGCAAATGACATGTTCAATGTAGGTACAGCTATTCCATCTACAGCATTTCCTGAAGGTGGTGTTGCTCCAGCAACTTTAAACTTACCATAAGTTTCTGTTCATTTCTGTTTGTATAATAAAAGGGTGGGCCTAAAAACCCACCTTTTTTTTTAATTTTGCAAGATATGTTTTCATCAAAGTTTTTTATAAATGACGTAAATGAGATTCCATCAAACTGGATCTTTGAAAACTATCTTGGTCTATCTCAAAAGTTGTCAGGTCAAAGCATTAGAATAAACAGTCTTTTCAATATAAATGACAAGACGCCTTCAATGTATATCTATTACAATACAGAGTCAAATTCTTATAAGTATAAGTGTTTTTCTACTGGTAAAAGTGGAGGACCTGTAGACTTAATGATGCACATCTGGAGTGTTTCATTTTATGAAGCTTCTCAGAGAATCATTAAGGACTATTCAGATTATTTAAAGACTGGCAAAATTTGTGAAACAAAAATTATAGAACATTCTAAGTGGAAAGTTGACAAATGCAAAACCAGGGGATGGACCAAGAATGATGCTGAGTTTTGGTCTGAGTATAACATAAGCAGTCATTTGTTGCAACAATATAATGTTGTACCTATTGACAGATATGTTATGCAAAAAGTATCGCATGACAAAAACGTAGAGAATGAGTTTTCAGTAGTTAGTAAGCATATCTATGGTTACTTTACAAAGGAAGGGATTCTTTACAAAATATACCAACCCAAAAACAAAGAAAGGAAGTTTATAAAAATCTGTGATTATATTCAAGGTTATGAGCAATTGCAAAACAAACCTATACTAATCATAGCATCTTCACTAAAAGATTGCATGGCAATCAGAAGTATGAATCTAAATGTAGATGTTGTTGCACCTGATAGTGAAAATAGCATATTGCATGAAGATGTTATTTATGAGTTCAAAGATACATACCAATCAATAGTTACTGTTTTTGACAGTGATGAAGCTGGTATTAAAGCTATGAAAGCATATGAAGAAAAATATGGAATTCCCTTTTGTTATTTGCCCTTGGAAAAAGACATTGCTGACATTGTCAAAGTGCATGGTGTAAAAAAAGCAATTTATGAGTTTGTTCCTAAGCTGAATAATGCTATTGACAAATACTCACAACTGCAATTAGCAGATGATTAATTTTATTATCTGATTTTACTTGTTTATTTTTGTTATCTTATATTTTAATTTATGACAAATTGGTACTTCCCTTCTTTAAAAAAGAAGATATTAAAAGTAGAAGATTTCCCAAATCATGAGGAAATTGTAGGGTTTATTTACAAGATAACAAACCTAAAAACTGGTAAGTTTTACATTGGCCAAAAGAGTCTGTACCATAAGCGTAAGACTAAAATCTCCAAAAGAGAGAAAGTAGAAACAGGCACAAGAAAAGTATTCAAACAAGTTGTTAAAGAATCTGACTGGATGAGCTATTATGGTTCTTCTGTAGATTTAAAAACAGATGTTGCTAGACTTGGTGCTGAAAATTTCAAAAGAGAAATCTTGGAAATATGCTGTACTAAAAAGTATCTGAATTACTGTGAGCTTTCACATCAAGTTAAAAATGATGTGCTAAAAGGAAACACGTATAATGGAAACATTTTAGGAAGATATTTTGCAAGAGATATGGAAAATTGTAAATATTAAAAAATGGCGTTAAAATTTTCATCAGATGTAGCGTTTGCAGAACGCATGCAAAAAGAAGAACAATTCTTCTCAAAACCTTTTCTGCTATCCTATTCAGGATTGAACAAGTTATTGTTTAGCCCTGCTTTATTTTACAGCCACTATGTTCTTGGTCAAAGAGATGACACAGAAGATAAAAACATGGTGGAAGGTAAACTTATCCATTGTCTATTACTCAAACCAGAATCTTTTGATGATGAGTTTGTTCTAAGTGCCGTGAACACACCAAGTGATAATCCTAAAAAATTATTGCAAACTCTTTTTGCTCATTACAAAGAGTTGAAAGCTGACGGTGATACACGTGAAGATTTGCATGAATTTAGTGGTGCCATCATTGATATTCTTGCAGACATGAATCTTTACCAGTCATTGAAGACTGACGCCCAACGTCTTGATAAAATTATCACAGAAGACCATGTTGCTTACTGGGATTACATGAAGAAAGCTGAAGGACGTACTGTTGTTGATCATGACACACATGCTTTTGCAACTGCTGTTGTAGATAAAATCAAAAGCAAACCTGTTGTGATGGATGTAATGGGATTCTTTGGTGACAGTTTCAATGGTGTTACAAAACAAAACGAGATTGAACTTGCAATGTTTGACGAAAACTTCTTGTTTGGTCTTAGAGGATTTATTGATAATCTTGTTTTTGACAGCAACGCTAAAGAAATTAGAGTCAATGACCTGAAGAAAACTTCTAAAGACATTGCTTCTTTTAAAGATAGTATTGAGTACTATCGTTACTGGATGCAAGCTGCAATGTATTACAAAATGGTAGAGCATGTTTATCTAAGTAAGCCTGAGTACCATGACTATAAAATCACATTTAGGTTTGTAGTTGTAGACCCTTACATGCAAATTGCACCAATCAGAGTTTCTGACGAAACAATGAAAGAGTGGTTAACAAAAACTGAGGAGATGATATCAAGAGCTAATTTTCACTTTGAAAATAAGTCTTTTGAACTTCCTTATGAATTTCTGGTAAACAATGAAGTAGTATTATGATTTCACAGATATACAACAAGTATTTCCAAAAATCATTTACGTTTCTATATCCAATATTAGGTTTCAAAAAAGACAAGCACCCTCGTCCAGTTCAGACTTATTTGAGCTGGCGAGGCACAGCTTATAAACCATCTTCTAGAAAGCTAATTTGTGTGTACAATCAAACAGATGATGAGAAATGGAAGACATTTGAAAGAGAGTATTTGATCACACATAAAATGCTAGACATGTGTGTACCCCTTGACAATGACCAGATTGTTTATATCTTTGACTTCAACTCAATGAGTGCTGATTATGATGCATTCTTAAAAGGTAAGTATTCAGAAATGTCTTCTCATAGTAAGAAGATATTGGCTGACTACTATGGTACTCACACCCCTGAATGGGTGTACATAGAATCTTTTATCTTTCCCGCAAAGTATTTCAAGCAATATGCTCAAATTCTTGATGTTGAAGAAGATTTTATCAGAAGTGTTGGCGAACTTTGTGATCTTTATGACAAACAAAAAGAAGCTCTAACAGAGCTGTGTCCTGAAGGACTTGAATTTATTTAATAATTTAATTTAAAAACCAAAAATGCAACAAGAAACAAAATGTATGTTTGTGTACAGCACAGACTGGTACGGACGCAAGAGCTTCCGCATGCTACCTTTAACAGCAGAATGTCCTTTTAACGAGGTGATTTATGATCCTAACACACGAGTGTTAGCTGTAATCAGCAAAGACAAAAAGGATAAGCCACAAATGTTACCTAAACTATCAGACAAAGGTCAAGTAATTCCTATGAAAGGTGTTGAAGGTCAGCAGATTGTTGAAGAGCGTAGAATTATGGAAACTTATTATGAGTACTACATTGATAAGAAAAGTGATGTTGAGCGTTTTATTCAGATGTTTGCAGTAAACTCTGATCATGAGGCATTGAACATTGTTAATGAACCAATTGATTTAAGTACAACTGAAACACAGCAATAATGACTAGACAGCGAAAATTCTGGATAATGGACTATGAAACCATTATCAATTGTTTTGTAGCTGTTTTTAGGTCGTATGATTCTGACGAACAACATGTGTTTGTCATTGGTAAGCAACGCAATGATACGCATGAGTTCATAAGATTCTTGCTTGAAAATCAGCAGAATAAAGATTGGCATTTTGGTTACAACAATTTGGCGTTTGACGCGCAAATAACTGAGCATATTCTTGAGAACTTAGATTTCTACTCTGGACTCCAGGGTGAACAGTTTGCTGCAAGAATTTATGCTTATGTTAAAACCATCATTGATAAGTCTAACAGAGGTGAATTCCTTGATTATCCAGAATTTAAGCTTACAATTCCATGTGTAGATATCTTCAAACTAAATCACTGGGACAGCAATGCTAAACGTACTTCTCTGAAGTGGGTTCAATTCTCAATGGATTGGATTAACGTTGAAGAAATGCCACACCCGCATGGTGAACCAGTAGAAGATCAAACTACACTGGACATGGTCGTTAACTATTGTATTAATGACGTGTTGTCTACAAAGCAGATTTTTACATTAAAGAATCCTAAAGGAGAGCAAGTAATGGCTAGTCAGATCAATTTGAGAGCTGAACTTAGTGCTACTTACAATCTTTCTTTACATAGTGCGAGTGAGCCTCGTATCAGTAAGGAAATGTTTTTGCACTTCTTGAGTGATAAGTTAAGTAGAAACAAGAATGAAATCAAAGTAATGAAGACTGAACGTCCTTTTGTTACAGTAAGAGATATCATTCTCCCTTTTGTAGAATTTGAAACACCTGAGTTTAAAGCTGTACATAACTGGTTTAAAAGCCTCGTTGTTGACACATCAATAAACAATGACAAAGAAGAAGCTGGTCCTAAACATAGGATGAACTTCAAAAATACTCCCACAGATTATGGTTTAGGTGGTTTGCATGGTTGTACCAAGTCTGGTATATATGAAGCAACAGCAGGTAAAAAGATTTTAAGTGCTGACGTGACTTCATTTTATCCAAACTTAGCTATTAAAAATGGCTGGTCTCCTGCACATTTACCTAAAGAAGACTTCTGTGAACTGTATGAATGGTTCTTTGAAGAACGCAAAAAATATCCAAAGTCTTCTCCTCTTAATTATCTTTTCAAGATTATTCTTAACTCTACGTATGGTCTAAGTAAGAACAAATACTCTTTCCTGTATGATCCTGAATTTACTTTCAGAATTACAGTGAATGGTCAGTTACTTCTTAGTATGCTTTATGAGATGATTGCTACCAGAATTCCTGGAGCAGTGCCTCTTATGCAAAATACAGATGGTCTAGAGTTTCTTGTAGATGAAGAGCATGAGTCAAAGTTTTATGAAATATGCAAAGAGTGGGAAGAACTAACTCAATTACAACTTGAAACTGTTGAATACCAGAAAATGATTATTGGTGATGTAAACAATTACATTGCTGTATACAAAGATGGTAAGACAAAGTGTAAAGGACGTTTTGAGTTTGATGAATTGGCATTACACAAAAACAAATCTTTA